GCGGTTCAAGTCCGCCCGTAGCTACCATTTTACCCTTTAAAATCAAAAGCTTGCAGAACACCCTCGATTAAAAACTAAAAAATCATAATAAAAAATACTACAAAAATACCACACGTACTAAAAATCCAAAGATGACAACTCTACGGCTTGCTGCATATAGTCAGGAGACAAATGGGCATAACGCATGGTTACCTTCAAATCAGAGTGACCTAGTATGTTTTTAAGGGTCAATATATCCCCTCCTTTCATCACAAAATGACTAGCATAAGTATGCCTAAGAACATGAGTAGACTGACCTTGCGGAAGCTCAATAGAGGTACGCTCTAAAGCCTTTCTAAAAGCACTTCTACAAGAATCAAACAATCTACCCGTATTGGTAGGAAAAGCCTGTGAACGCAGATAAGATGACAATTTAGAGGTAATAGGGATAACGCGTTGCTTTCCATTTTTTGTATCGGAATAAATCACCCTATTATCAAACAAATTAGAAGCCTTTAAACCATTAGCCTCAGACCAACGTGAACCAGTAGCCAAGCACAAACGAACAACAGGCGCGCAATGGGTATTAGAAGATTGCTCACACTGATAAAGCAATTCATCACGTTGATCATAGGTTAAAAAACTAAGCTCTCTTTGTCTCTCAGGAAAAGTACGAATGTTCGCCAAAGGGTTATCGCCATAATAAAAGCCTAGCCTTTTAAGTTCATTAAAAACAGACCTAAGATATCTAGTCTCATGGTTAACAGTAGAAACACTAACATCAGACAATCTACGTTGACGATAGATAGAAAAAACCTCAGAAGTAAACTCAGAAACACTAGGGTTAGACAAACGATCACAAAGAGCTAAAGTCCTAGAATAACGATATTTTGCATCCTTTAAAGTGTGACCATGGGATGAATACCAAAGATCAACGAGATCAATTAGAGAACGATTATCACGAGCAAATTTATCAGGAACAGAAGCAAATTCACGGAGAATGTCAGCCTCTAAAAGACGACACTCTTTTTTAGTATTTCTGATACGTTTAATACGCTTACCATTACGACCAGAAGGATAAATATCTAACTCATAACGGCCATCAGGAAGCTTATTAATAGCCATTATGCAGCAACACCATTAAGCAGATGATCACTCATCTTATTAGCAACAAATTCATGCAAATTATGATAAAGCTCTTCCGATTCACCAAAAACCTTACAGCCAAAATAATCAGATAAATCAGACTCTAAACCAGAATTAATAATATGCTTAACAACGTGGCTAGTAGTCATGCGCTTGCGTGACATTAGCTTAATTACGTTTCCCAACCAAAAAGCCGTATTACGCCTAGAATTAGCGGTAGGAGACTTCTTAGCACGCTTATACATAAAGTGTGGAGAAGGTGGAAAGAGAGTCACATCTTCCATTAAAGACTGCCAAATAGGATGAATATAAGAAGTTGAATACTGAAGCCTAAACAAATTAAGCCCATATTTAAAAAGCTCATCAATATGATCACAAAGATGTAAAACATTGCGGATATCTAGCTTTTCACCAATAACGTTTTTAGAGCCATTACAAAACTCCCTAACTATTGAATGATGAAAACGCAATTCTAAACGATGAACATTATCCCCTTGCTGATATTCAGATACAGAATAATCATCAACAGAAGGAACTTGAGACCAAACGGACTCCCAAAAAGAAATTTTATCGGATTTAAGGGACTCAGCTATCTTGTCGTAAATAGTCATCTGAACGGCAGAAGCAGAGCCAAAGGTGTAAGACTGACCATTACCATAAACCACAGAAGTCTCATTTAAGCTGTATTGTGCATCAGATATAGAATTAAACTTAAACTTTCTTCTAGCCTTAGTCACTAAATTAGCTTCGAAATCGTCAGGAATTTCAAGCCCCTTAATATCAACACAAGCATGAAAAGCAATAGAGTTTTCAGTGTATGAAGACAAAAAAAGATTTGCCACTTCTCTGAGACTATTGCGTAATTCAATAGGAGTAGATTCAAAAATAGCTTGAGGTGTAACCTCAATTTTAAGATGAGAACCTAACTTATCTTCTTCTTCAAAAAAGCTCTTAAGCAAAACGACAAAACCCAAATCTAAATTCTTCAAAACAAACTGATAGCCTGTTTTCTTAGATGATGTTGAATACTTCCAATCTATACCGCCAAAATTAACCGTAGAGCCTCTTAAATCATAATCATGAGTAGATAGAGCATGAATTACATCAAGTTTTAAAAAGCCAGTAAACAACTGTTTAATTGTATCGATACCGGAATGAAGAAATCTCATATGATTTAAACTAAAAGAGTCTTTAGAATTGTAAAAGCGATTACCTTCACGATGCCATGTTTTATTTTCATAACGCATAATGTTAATTCCTAGTTAGATTTATATTATATTTTTTTATAGTGGTTTAACGTGTTTCTTTGCGGCGACTCGCCCCCCTTATTATTAAAGTGTTACAAGTACTTTCTATGGTGTTAAAAACGCTTCTACGCCAGAGCTTCGGCGCTTGTTTTAACACCATAGAGATCAATTTAAATGAACAGGTGGTTGTGTATTAGAAGAAGATGAAAGTTGCTGAGCATCTTCAAAATGATCATATGTAGGATTAGGATCACCGATCCTTACATACTTATAAAAATCGTCTTTAAATATCAAAACATAACTAAGATGAACATTGATAGAGTAACCCCAAGAAAATAAGTCATCAGAAGAAAAACGACCTAAAGAAGAAGTAAAAAAATAAGTTCTGGAAGAAGCCAAACCATCAAAAGAAAAAATAGTTGAGTCTAAAAACTGTATAGAATCAACTAGATCAGAGTAAAGAACATCCTTATCCCCAGCCCCATCAAGAACATCACCAGAAGAAATAGAAGAACTCTCTTTAGAACGGCTCTCATGGCTCTTAGAGGGAGAAGGCTTAGCAGATGAAGCAATGGAAGGAACAGGCTTAGTAGATAACGGGTTGCCAACCATAAAGAGGACATAAAACAATAAAAGTAATGCAGCGCAAAAAAGTAACATGACAAAAATAAATTTAGGGCTTTTGAAAATTTGGTTGTCATTCGTTATGTCCTTTACAGTATCAGTAGTAGTCGAGCCATATAAACCAAAAACCCTCACATCCATCTTATTGTACGTGGTAGAAAGAACGTGCGAGAGGGTTTTACCAGATGTTTCTGGATCATGCTGCACACGCTTAAAGCGACCCTTAAAACCCGTTAGACCCGCTAAATTTCGATGCCTAAATGCATACTCAGCAACCTGCCTTATCTCCTTATGTATTTTTGCAATGTTGGTAGTAGAGATATAAACATCCCAACCAAAATGCCTGTGCTTGTTAAAAGCATTCTCAACGGTTCTAGGCCATTCAGGATCATCATGGTGATCAAGATCATATTCGTTAAGCTTAGTTAACCTAGAGGGGTAAACCTCCTGACCTTCGTCCATAAGAATCAATGCACCCTTAGGAGCCCAATGGAAAAAACGAGCCATTTTTTGAAAACCATCTAAGTCATGAGAGATATGAATTATTTCAGATGTAGACTGATCTGGCTGAACAGGATTACGATTAAATAATGTCTTTTTAGGTGCTGAAAAAAAAGTTTCATTCAACTTTTCAATACTAGCAAAACCACGAATATTAGTAACAATGGTTCTATTCTCTTTTAAAGCATTTAATACATAAAGAGAAACCAAGCTAGACGTTTTATAAGCGCCCGGTGCGCCATGAATTATCTCAGTAGCCATTAGAATAAGTTTAATACAAAACGAGTTACGGAGGCCTGAATAAGAATATTGAGCGCCTCAGGAAGACGAAAAAAAGTAAGGTAAGAAAGCAGCTTAGAATCTAAAGAACCCCATGAGTCATTGATATGCTGACTTAGCTCAAGGTTAATAAGAAGATTTTGAGCAACACCCCAAGCGATGCTAATAAAAAAAATTTTAGCTTCAATAAGCCAAATAAGATAATACTGAGTAAAAACAGCAAGAACCTCTGTAACAAGCTCATAAAAACCAGAGTTCATGAACTCAACAAAAGAATCATAAGTAGTAGTAAGAAACTCAAACATAGTTATTTCTCGCTAGAAGTAATAATAAAAAAAGCTCTAATGTAAGCCAAAGCAATAATTAATTGACCGATAATAGAAAGCTCTGTCATAAATCGAAAAAGAGAAAAATCTACATCAGCACCGCGAATAGAAACGATATCTTTAGTGATATTGCCTGAAGAGTTAAGGCTAATACTAAACAAAGAATCTGCTTGCTGTTTAATATCTTCAATAAAATCTGTGTATTCCTGTTGTGCTTCAGAAACCTTTGAATCTAAATCAGACTGGTTAAAGCCGTCAGGTTTATAAGCGATAGGATCACCCGTGTCAGGCGGACAACGTAAATAATATGTCTGTAAGATTTGATTGTATTCACCGTCAGAAACATCACCAGAACGAGTAGGAGGAGCAGAACAGCTTTTACCGCCGGAGATAGAGCCGCCCTCTTCATCTACAACTTCATTATTAGACCCAGAAAATTGAGATACAACCTGAGAAACACCGTTAGCGTCGGTCTCAGTAACGGTAGTAGAAGTAGATGAAGAACCATTAGAGTTTCTAGTTGTAGAAGTTTCAGTAGTCGTTGTGCCGGTGACAGAACCAGAAGAAGAAGTATTTGTAACAGTCTTAGTTGTTTTATCGGTAACAGATCCATCGTCATTATATGTAATAGTCGAAACCGTACCAGAACCTGTAGTACTACCATCAGAATTGGAAACAGAAGAAGAAGACTCAGAAGTAGTAACAGGTGAAGATGGCGTAGATGAATTATCATCACGAGGTGTTGGAACGGGATCATAGCCATCGGGAAAGCTAGAGATCAAAGGAAGCTCAGGAGGAGACGAAGGGTCAGACGTATAATCAGCTTCAGAGCGACCCGTTGAATCCAATGAGACATCATTATGCCAGCCATCAGCATTACCAACAGAAACCCCACCAGCAGATGAAACAGTATATTCACAACCATCAATAAGAATTGTATCGCCAGCACTAGGAGGAGAAGAAAGATTAGTAAGATAAACATCTGGAACAGGGCCGGCGGGAGGACAATCATCGTCATCAGGATCAACTGAACCAGAGTCAGAAAAAGTACATGAGTAACGAGTGGGCTGACCAAGTTGCCAAGGTAACTGTGTAGGGCCGCTAGACAAAGAATGAGTGTGACCCGAATCAAATAAACTGGGTGCACAATAAGATGTATCGAAAAGTCTAGTTAACTCATGAGAATAAGAAAAACTAGAATAAAAAACAGATAAAAAAAATGAAAATAAAGCTAGTTTAATGATGCGCATAAAAACCCTATCGAAAAACAAATAATGAATGTAGACGCAAACAATAAACTAGCCATAAAAATTACCTATTAACCACGTTTCAAAAGGCTAATAACAATACCAACGCCTACCATGAGCGCGACAATACCAATCAAGCCAGCAACAGCGAAAGAAATCAGAGTGCCACCGTCTGTATAGGCAGTATTCACAGCAGTTTCAATAGCTGGATCGACAGCAGCGAATGCAGAAGCAGGAATAAGAGTTCCGACTAATGCAGCGCCAGTAACAGGAAAGGCAACGATTTTATTTTTAATTTTTTTAACATATTTCATAATATTCAATCCTAAAAGTGAGCGATATTTGTGTAATATTTAAGCCTTTTTCATAAGGCGAATAACGGAACCAGCGGAAAAACCAACAATGAAAATCACAAGATAAATTCCTATATATTGTGAAACCATAACAGGGTCGAAAGATGCTATAGAGTCAAGTAATTCGGCTATTACAGCAGGCGATGAAGTTTCTATATCAAGAGACAAATAATCAGCCATTTCAGCTTGTGAAAATTCAAGCCATTGACTACTGCCATCTAAAGAACAAAGCTTCCACTGGGGTATATGCCCTTCTTGAAGGGTAACTCCGTCAGGACAAACCAAATAAGAGTTAGCCACAATAAAACCTCAAAAAAAATAATCTATTAGTAAAGCGGTTAAAGCATTACACAAAACATCGCTAAAAATTATATGTACCCTAACCGCTTTAGTAATAAATCAAAAAGAGCCGCCTAGACGGCTAATAACTAGAAAAATTCAACCTAAAAAACTAAGATGGCTTAGAAGGCTTGTTAGGAAGTAAAGTGACGGCGGTACAGTGATTATTCATTTTGCCGCCTGCACCTTTCTTAAGACGCACTTTAATTTCACACGACAATGGAACAGAAGAAAGATCAATAGTTTCATAAACAGAAGGATCACAGGCCACTTTCATTAATGAAAGTCCTTTCGTATTTTCTTCTTCTTCATTAACTACCTTTTGACCCACGTAAATGGCAGAATAAACTTGACCACCTTCGATACGCGCAATAGTGGAACTGTAAACATCAACTCGCATTGTTTGTTCAAACATAATAATCACCTATTAAATTCGACCTTTAAACTTTTAAGATCAATGCAGGTCGTTAAACATTGATCACAAGAATAAACCCCATCCATGGTGTTAAGCCTCTAAAATAGATACGTCCTGTATCTACTCTCCGAGAGATAAATCAAAAAGACAATTTATCTTTTTAGTGACTGAGACTAACCAAGACCGCAACCTACTAAACGTATAAAAGCATCTAGACGGTTTTTGTAATAAATATCACCCGTTGCTTGATAACGGTGATTCAACCATTCGACAGTTTTAACAATTTCATTTGTAGCCACCGAATAAAAACCGACAGAAGGCATAATCAATCATCCCCTTCTAAAAAATGACCCGATGAAAAAATAGTAGTGCCGGACTTCAACTCATCAGAAAGTTTTATATTATTAACAAAACGACGCTTACCAACTTTCACAGTGGGAACTATTTCTTTTTCAACCCAACCGCGAACGGTATCAGTGGTAACACCAATAAAATTAGCAAATTGCTCTTGAGACGATATAGGCGAAACGACTGACAAGTTAACCGGTACGGTATGGTTTAATTCTTCTGACACGGAATATCCTTTTTATCATTATGTTTAAAAATTTCTGATACTGGGCAACGAAGGTTTACGGCGATGTGATAAAGAAGGGAATCAAACATATCTAGCTGAGTCATGTTATTCATCTTTATTTACCCTAGGCACGTAACGGTTGATCTATAAACCTTGTTAAGCCACAATAAGAAACGAAATCGATTTAACTAATGCAAATTATACATAGCAAAAATGCTATAGTAAATTTACTATAGCAAAAAGGCTATACCGTTTGGGAATAAAAAATGACGGTTATAGAACGAATAAGAGAAATAGAAAAAAACGAAGGGATCACGAGAGAATCACTAGCAAATAAAGCCAGTATGAAATATACAAGGCTAAGCGGACTAATGGGGGGAAGAGGACAAATAAGGATTGATGACATTGAAGCAATAGCAAAGGCATTCCCTCAATACAAACACTGGCTAGTGTTTGGTGAGGAACTGCCAGTATGTGGGCAAATAAGCCCTATGAACAAAAACGTAAGCAAAGCGAAAAACCAGAAGACATATAAAACGGAATTGAAAAATGGCTAAAATAATTATCCTCATATCAACACTGCTATTATCAAACGTAAGCACTGCACAAATATACAAATGGGTTGATCCGGAAGGAAATACTATATACAGCGAAGAACCACCCGAAACAAACCAAAAAAACTATGACAGAATAGATGGAAGCTTAAACAACCTATCATCGACAGAAGCGCCAAAATACAACGCTTATCCTCAGAGTCAAAGAAAAAATAACAACCAACAACAAAGACAAACAAATCTAAAGCAATTGCAAGAGAAAAAGGCAAGGCTAGAAAAAATATGCGACAGGCTTGAGAAAAAAGTCAAAAGAGCAGAACAAACACTTAGAGCCAGAGGACTGGGTGACAAGTGGGCAAGAGAAAACAAAAGAAAAGCACAAGCCGAACTGACAGACGAGTGCTGGAGAAAAAGATAATCATCAAGAAGCATTAATATCAGATATTGCTGAATAAAGACCTCCAGTCACTAACATTTTCCTATAATAAAAATCACCGGCATAAGACGTATCAACATTGCCAGAATGATCAACGGCCAATAAAACCACATTATTCAATTCACCCTTACGAGCCCTTTTTAACGCATCCGACAAAAGCCTTGTTACTTCATTGTCGTGCAGAGAGCTAACCAATTTCAATTCCATCATTACTACTCCGTTTACTGTTAGAAGCAAAATTACAGAAATCACTAAAAAGTGTCAAAAGAGTTATAAGGTGACATTTGCAATTTTGACAAATAAAGCCTAAAACTTAAACAAGACATTTGTAAAAAACACAAAACATGCAAAAAAAGGCATATAGAATAAAAAATCTATACGAATAAATTCTATGATAGGTATAGGCGAAATACTCATACAAGCGCGATACAAGGAATATCAACACGCAACCGATGCAGTTAAGGCAATGCAAGAAAACGGCTGTAGTATTAGCTATCACCAATACAAAGCACTAGAACGGGGGAAAATGCCAAATAAACAACAGATGATAGAGATATGTGAATTCTTCAATATAAAACCGAATTGCTGGTTTATGGGAGAATGTGAAGAAGACGAAGCGCATTGCGATATATTAAATGGGTTAAGCCCAACCATGAAAAAACTGGCTAAAAAAACACTACATAACATCGCAGAATCAGACAGAGAAATACCACATTAAGTACTACAATTAATAAAAACACTGTGTTTTGACAAGTTTTAATAAGTTGTAAGCTATTGATTTAAAAGAAAACAAGGTTCAACAAGGAAGAGTAAAAAGAATTCATAATGCTGGGGTCGGCGGTTCAAGT